ATGAGAATGGGCGGGTACAGAAAGAGGTCAAGAACAAGAAGATCGCCGGCCTCGCTGACACCTTGTTCGGTGGCCCACCAGCTAAAGCTGAAGCGCTCCGGATGCTCGGCATCAACCTGACCATTGCCGGTGATGCCTATGTCATCGGTCGCGGCACAGACTATGAGTCTGATGAATGGTTCGTGGTTTCCTGTTCGGAGCTGAGACGGTACTCCCGATCCGGTCGGGTGGAGATGACCTCCTACGACTCTGAACCGGAGAAGCTGAACCCGGAAACAGACATCATCATCCGGATGTGGACGCCGCACCCCCGTCGCGGCCTGTGGGCTGACTCCCCAACCCGGGCCGCGATGCCGATGCTGTGGGAGATCGAACGCCTCACCCGGTATGTGTTCGCCCAGATCGATAGCCGCCTGTTCAGCGCCGGCCTGCTGCCGATCCCGAAAGAGACCTCATTCCCGGATGATGATGCTGACATTCCTGGTGCTGAGGGCCTGACCGCACTGTTGATGAAGGTCGGTTCCACAGGTCTTAAAGGTGAGGGTACGGCCGCTGGGGTCATGCCCACCATCGTGGAGATGCCCGCCGAAGCCCTGGGCAAGATCGAACTGATCACATTCGGATCTGACCTGTCTAAGCAGGCCATGGAACTGCGGGCGGAAGCTCTACGTCGTTTCGCTCTGGCTATGGACATCGATCCGTCCATCCTGACCGGGGCTGGGGAAGCCAATCACTGGGGCGCCTGGCAGATCATGGAAGGGCAAATCAACGTGCACATTGTGCCGTTGATGTCCCGGATCTGTGATGCCCTCACCACGGCATATCTGCAACCAGCCTTGAAGTCGATCAAAGAAGATCCCGACCGGTATGTGTTCTGGTACGACACAGCTCCCCTTACAGTCCGGCCGGAACGATTGAAGGACACCAGGGAGATGTACAACGACGGCCTCGTTTCCAAGGCCGCTGTACTGCTGTCCGGTGACTACAAGATCTCAGACGCCCCTTCAGTAGAAGAGGACCTGCAAAAGTACACCAGGGAACTGATGCTGCGGGACCCAAACCTGTTCCAGATCCCGGCCATCCGTAAAGTTGCCGGGTACACCGAGCAGATACTCCCGGCCGACACCGTTGTGACTCCTCAAACGGCAGGGCCAGGGATGCCGGGGGCGGGCCCCCCGCCGCCCCCGGCGCCACCCACCGGTATCAGCGCCACCCCCGGCGGCCCCATCCCGCAAGAGACTGAGGCCATCAACGCACCAGGTGGCCCACCAGCAGCACCGCCCGCCATCACCGCGTCCGCATCGACGGTGAGTACCTTCTTCCTGGCCAACGCCACCGTGCTGCGGGCCATGGAGTTGGCCGGGAAGCGGCTGTTGACGTCCACCAACCGGGACAAGTGGCCGGACACGCCACCGCATGAGCTACACACCAAGATCCACGTGAAGGATGCGGAGCACGCCAAGAAACTGCTCTCCGGCGCCTGGGATCACCTGTCCGTCCTGGCCTCCCACATGGAACTAGGCCTCGACACGGCAGAACTACAGCAGTCCCTGGACGTGTACTGCACGACGCTGCTGTGTCGGGAAAAGTCCCACCAACCGGCCCTGCTGGGTGAGTTCCTGCGCCTCAAGGGGTTCCTGGATGGCGACTAGGGACGAGGATGAGGCCAAGCTGGGGGCCGTGGTATCCAGTGCCCTACAGCGCTGGCTGGACCGTGCCCGAGACGCTGTCATGGCACCGTTCCGCCAGTACGGTATCCAACCCGACCCGACCGCCATCTACAGCACCCAGCCGCTGTGGAACCTGGAAGTTGACACGATCCTGACCACTATCGGTCAGATCTCCCTCGGCGCCTGGTCACAGGCGACCAACGTGCCGCCAGTGTCACGGCATGCGTTCGTCGTCGCATACCTGGCCGATGTCCGTAACCTGCTCGTTCGGATCCCGGATGAGACAGCAAACCTCGTCTTCGCGGAGATCAACGATGGAGTCAACGCCGGAGAGTCCCTGGATCAGTTGGCAGCAAGAGTTGATCGCGTTCTGTCGTACACGGGGTCTGAGAGATGGCCAGGACGGGCCAGGACGATTGCCGTCACCGAAGTCACCAGAGCCTATGGAGCCGCCACTATGGCGGCAGGGGTTGAACAGTCCCGGATCACTGGACGGCGACTGAACAAGACCTGGCGGACGTCACACGATGAGCGGGTCAGGATGGGACACCGGGAAGCAGATGGTCAGACGGTGCCTGTGTTCATGCCATTCCAGGTGGAAGGGGAGGCACTCCAGTTCCCTGGGGATCCTTCAGGTTCACCCGAGAATGTGATCAACTGTCGATGCGACCTGATCATCTCCAATGAGGAGGGACGGTAATGGTCGACCCGAACCCGGCACGTGGGATGCCAGCCGCCCTCCAGCGTTACTGGCTGACCGGTAAAGGTGCCGCCAAGATCCGCTGGCATATGCCGCACGACTTTGACCGTTGTGTCAGGAACCTGCGCAAGTACTTCCCGAAGAATCCGGAAGGCTTGTGCAACATCCTGCACCAGAAAGCAGTCGGCGCCCCCCCCGGTAAAGGTCACGGGCACAGCATCACCGCCTCCATGCACGGCACCGACGACCTCCAGGCTCTGGTCGCGGCGCAGGCACTCATCGACAAGCAACCACACCTGGGCCGGTACCTATGGGCCGGACCCATGGCCCCCATCGGACGCCCCACTGGAGAACCCCGCCGGACCCGCCTGTTCGAGCCTGGTGCCCTGTACCACCGGATGCTCCCCCTCCCCCTGGACTGGCGGGAGAAGACCGGTCAAGGCCATGAGGGTGCCGTCACCGTGGGCCGGATCCTGGGACTTGCCTACGGCCCCGACCATGACGGGCTGGAGTTCTGCTGGGGCTGGGGTGACTACCTCGATGAGGAAGTGTTCCCCGACGCCAAGAAGGCCAGGATGCTGGCCGAGGATGGCGTGGCCGGACCGTCCCTCGACCCTGGTGGCAAGGTGCAGGTCACCGTGGACCCAGCGACCGGGTTCGAGCACATGATCCAGTACGGCATCGGCGGGGCCACCCTGGTGTCCATCCCGGCGTTCGCGGCGCTGCGGCAGACCGTGTTCGAGGATGGTGGAGACTGGCCGGATGACGACCCGGATATGGCCATCGGAGCCAGCGACGACTGTGGCTGTACGGATACCAGTGCAGGAAGCCAGCGACTGGACTACGGCGTGGCACTGGATGCGGTGGACGCAACGCTCGCGGTCAACCCCGGCGGGTGGCGCGGTCTCCCCCTCGCTCCTCGAAACTCGGTTTTCGACAATGACGACGCGGTCAAAAGGATCGCCGCCTGGGCGTCGACAGGGGGTCAAGGCCCGGATGTCAATAAGCTACGTCGCGCCTTTATGTGGTACGACCCCCAGCTCTCGCCGACAGACCCGACCTCGTACCGGCTTCCGGTAGGGGACATCATCAACGGTCGCCTGACGTTGATCTTCCACGCCATCTATGCGGCGGCTGCCCTGTTGTCAGGTGCCCACGGTGGCCTGCCCGGCATCGACGAGAAGGACCGGTCAGAGCTGCGTAACGTCATCTCGGAGATCTACCCGGAGATGGCCACCGCCTTCAATGACAGTTCTATCCGGGCCCCTTGGGATCGCTCGGCAGCGGAAGGAGTACAGCTAGCCATGGCGACAGAGGAACCGTACGGGGATGTGAAGTACGCGGACCCCGGATACCGGGACAATCAGAAGCGGTACCCCATCGACACCCCGGAGCACATCCGGGCGGCGTGGGCGTACATCAACGTGGCCAAGAACGCGGCCGAGTATGACCCGAAACAGCTGGCGAAGATCAAGTCCCGGATCGTGGCAGCAGCTAAGAAAGCTGGCATCGACATCGCAGGTGGAGCCATGACAACGAAGCCGTCCATGCAGTACAGCACCGATGGATACCCGCTGGAACCGCCAGCGGCCTGGTTCCAGGACCCGAAGCTGACTAAGAAGACGAAGCTCACCGTCGATGAGGACGGTCGCGTTTACGGGCACCTGGCGGCCTGGAACGAATGCCACCGTGATGTAACCATGCGGGAATGTGTCATGGCACCCAAGTCGGAGCAGAACTATGCCCCGTTCCACCTCGGTGCCGTGTACACCGCCGAAGGTGACATGATCGAAGTTGGGAAGATCGTCCAGGACACCCGCCATGCCCACATC